ACCCAGTCGCAAGGAGGGAGGATGCCTGTTCCGCGACACCCCGGACAATGGAGATGATCTCGGGCGGCAGGTCGGAGGGCTCATCCTCTGTGGCGTCCTTCGGCAGGACATAACCGGCGGTGAATTTGACCTCCAGATAGCGGCTGGCGGCCCGGTAGTCATTTGCCAGCCCGTAGGGGTAGCCCCGGAAGGTCCAGCCCATGTCCCGATACAATACCCCGATGTCGCCACTCATAGAGAAGTCATAGGTGCCGGGGTCAATAAGCCCCCCGGTCACGGTGTCCTTCACATACTCAACAGAGCGGATGGGGTACTCCCGAAGGACAAGCTCCTGAGCGCCGGGGCCAGCGTAGCGGTCAGTATAGGTGGCCTTTCCAAAGTGCCGCCCGGTGATGGTCTCAATCCAGGCAGAAGCGGCATTGATGATGCGAACAAGGTTGTTTTTGGTGGCCTGGTCCGCCTCCTCCTCAGAGATGCCCAGCCGCTCCATGGTGTCCTCCAGTGTGGTCATGGCATTGGGGGCCAGGGCCACGGTTGCCTCGGACATGAACTCGCCTCCCTTCAGCGGGGAGGGGGAAGGCTATTCGCCCTCCCCCTCCTTCTGCTCCTTCTCGGTTTTCTTGGAGGTGGTCCCTTTGCGCTCCTTTACGGGCCGCTCCAGCTTATTCTCAGCCGGTTTTGCCTTCGGGGGGTCATATACCCTTGCCATAGTGAAAACCTCCTTTGTACGCTTCTCTACACGGCATTACGCGGGGGTGTAGGCCTTATCCCCCAGCACCAGGGCGGCGGTGGCGGTGCAGGAAGCAGAGGAGCCGCCGGTGCAAACGACCTCGACCTTAATCTTGATGAACTGCTTGCAGCCCACCAGGTCAAGGTCGAAGTTCACCAGGGCGCCGCCGGCGGCATCAGTATCCAGGGAAATGGAGCCGTCAGCGTCCAGGGCCTTGTCCACGGGGATGAGCTTATCGGCGGCGGGGGTATAGCTCCCGCTCTCGGTATCGCACTCGGTCACGGTCAGCTTAACAGCCAGGCCGGTGGGGGACCCAGTGGGAGTGCCCACCAGGACCCCCAGGACAGCAGACAGGAAGCCGTCACGGTCAATAGCGTCCTCGCTGGTATAGGGAGTGACCTTCACGTTCTGAATGAGTTCACGCTTCATGGTTCTTTTACCTCCTGTTTCTCAGGCTCAAAAAGCCTTGATGTTCTTGACGTGGATGAAGCTCTCCTTGTGCCGGGCGGCGATGTCAACGTACATCAGGGCACGGGTGGCCGCCAGGTTCTCCTCGAAGGCATTGTGCTGAACGCCGTCCTCGTCGGTCCAGGAGCCGTCCAGGGTGGTGTAGGTCTCCAGGCCCAGCTGCTCACCCACAAGCAGGTCGGACCAGTTACCGAAGGCCAGCTCAGTGAGGCCGGTGCCGTCGGTAGTGATCTGATTGGACACCCGGTAGGGGAAGCCCAGCAGCTTGCCGCTGTTCATCTCATCCCGGTAGATGTAGGCGCCGGTGGTGGTTTTCATATTCATGAGGTAGCCTTCCAGCACGGAGTTGAAGGCCCAGCCGAGCTTGTTGTCATCCACGTTCTTGGCCAGGACCTTGGAGCGGATATACACGGGGAAGTCGGCGGTGATGGCACCCTCAGCAGAGGACAGGTCGGTGTTGCCCAGGGTCTTGGCGTCTACGTGCTCAACCTCCTTGTCGGTGAACACGCCGAGGGGCTGGAACTCGCCGCCCTTGCCGAACATAGCGCCGAAGTCCAGGCCCAGCTCCATCCGGCGGGTCAGGTCGTTGGCAAACATCTGGTCGGCAGAGAAGTTGGTAGACATCAGCAGCTCGCGGGTCTGGGGGACGATAGCCTCCAGGCGCTTGGCGGACAGCTTAATGTTGCCGAAGGCGGGCTGGCTCTTGGCAATCTTGCGGCCCTCACCGCCCCAGGTAGCACGGGCCCCGGAGGTCATCTTGGGGATGTTCAGGTTGCCGTTTGCCATGGGGACCTTCTGAGCGCCCAGCTCAAAGATGACGGTCTTGGCGTACAGCAGCTCCACGATGTCATCCAGGTAAACCTCCGGGATGAGGTAACCGCCGCCGGAGGGGTTGGTGGCGGACAGGGCCTTGAACTCGCGGGCCATATCCGCATCGTCGTACTTCTTCCGGGCATAGAAGGAGGCCATATCGGGGTCGTGGCGGCCAAACACGTCCAGGCACTTGATGGCGCGGGCGAGCTGGATAGCGGGGGGCACAGACTTCTTGGAGGAAGGAGCCCCGGCGCCCCGGCTCATGTAGATGCCGCTGTACTTCCGCTGCACGGGAGCAGGGGCAGCCTTACGGCCAGGGGCAGACTTGGTGCTGGTGGGCCGGGCGGCAGCCTTGCGGCCCTTCGCCTCGTTCTCCTCCATGCCTTCATCCTCCTTGGCTTCCTCATCCTCCACGCCGTCATCGGCCTTGGCTTCCTCCTGGGCCTCCATAATTTCGCCCACGGCCTCCAGGACCTCGTCGGCGCTCACGTCGCCCAGCTCCTCGCCAGCGTCCTTGCGGGCCTTGCGCTTCTGGGCCACTACGTCCATGGCCTGCTCAATCAGGGCGGAGATGTCAGTGGGGGCAGCCTCCACAGTGGGGTCGCCCTCCTCGCCCTCGCCCTCAGCCTTGGCCTCGGACTGTTCCTCCAGGGCCTCCTTGACGCAAGCCTTGATTTTCTCGGTCAGCTCGTCGGCCTCCATCTTCATAGACTTACGGCCAGCAGGGGCGGGGGAGTTCTTGGTCTTGGGAATGTACTTGCTCATTCTGGTGTTCCTCCTGTCAAAGTAAGATTTCGATGGTAGTAACTCCGGCGGGGTGCGCTCCCTTTCCGGCTTTGGGGGTCAGTGCCCCCTTGGGTGTGCTCTCCTCTCCAGCCTCACGGATGATGCTGTCAAGGGCTTTGGTGGCGGCCTTCATACTGGCGCTTGCCTCCTTCAGGGCCTTCATCCTGGCGGCACTGATTTTGCGTCCGGCTTTTACGTCGGCCACAGCTTCAGCGGCCATGGCGTTGGCTCTCTCGGCAGCCTCAGCAGCCTGCTTGTAGTCGGTGATGACTGCCTCCGGGTTCATGGCCCAGGTGACAACAGACACCTCCCACAGTTTCACCTCACGGAGATGGCGGATACCGTTCTCGTCGTAGTCGAATACAACAGGGTCGTACCCGATGGACAGCTCAGTGAGTACACCATCCTTCAGCAACACCTTGATGTCGCGCCCCATCGAGGTGTCACTGACCTTGGCCTTGATATACAGGCCGTTGCTGTCCTCCCTCAGTTCCAGAGGGCGGCCAATGGGAAGCCAGCAGTCGTTATGCAGGGCCAGGATTTTGACCCGCTCCCAGCCTTCGGCGATTGTCTTCGTGAAGGCTCCGGGCTCTATGATGTCGCCGCCGCTGTCCACATTCCCGAACACGGCGGCGTAGCCGCTGAAAATGCCAGTTTCTTCCTCGTACTCGTCCGCCTTGAATTGAAGGACCTTGTACTCGGTTTTCATGCTCTTGGTTTTCACCCCCTTCCCGAGCGAAGCCTCCCATGCTCTAAGCCCCTTCTTCGGGGCATAATAAAACGGCGATTTGCGGAGGTGAGCCACCGCAAGTTTCGCCGTCAGTATGGGGTCATTATTGGTGATGTCAGTATCGGGGCTCTCAGCCCCATGCTCCAGCTCCGCCGTCATACCGGCGGCCAGGGCCTCAGCGGTAAACCGCTCCTTCTTCAGGTCAATGCCGGCCGCCTCAGCAGCAGCCGTTGCCTGGTCTATCGTGAACTCCATAGGCCTGCCCTCCATCATTCGTAAGTCAGGAAGCAGTGGCAGTTGACCACCTCTGCAGGGTCATCACAATCAGGGTCGCATGGATAGCGGCACCCGTTCTCGAACTTCCCATCAATGGGGCACCGCTTCCCGTTCAGCCTCTTGTGGCTATCACGGGCCACGGCCATATTGGTGACGTGCCATATTTTCCACTCAGCCCCGGCCCTTCTCATCATGTCATGGCTCCCGGTGAGGAGGCTGCTGTTGCACTCCTGGGAGGCAATGGTCCGGGCCCGTGCGCTGGTGGTCTGCATCTCCTCTTGGATTTGGGAGGCAATCGTGGCCCTGCTGTCCCCGTGCTCCAGGCCAGAGGAGACAATACGGGCGATTTCCTTCTGGGTGGTTTCCGTGATATTCTTCACCCTGACGCCGCCCCTCAGCTTGGCGGTAGACACCAGCTCCGGCCTCTGAATAGCCTGAAGGCCGTACACCCTGGACGCTACCTCTGCGCCCTTGGCGTAGCTCTCCTTCCAGAGGGGGTCGAAGATGGAAGCCAGGACAGCAGCCTCTCCGGGCCAGTCGATGAGCCCCAGCACGAAGTTGTCTACCCGCTGGGCTCTCTCAGCCTCGTCGAGCTTCATCCAGGCCCCGGACGGGTCCACATCATACTCGGGGACACCATCCAGCAGAATGTCCCACACGGTCCTTTCGGCCTTCTCAGTGCCGCCCATGGCGGCGGTGATCCGGTTGGACTGCTCCCGGAAGAACTTCGCCGTTGCAATCTCGAACCGGCGGCTCTCCTCCCGCTCGGCCTGGAGGAGGGCACTCTCGGCCGCCCGGGCCACGGAGGCCCTCTTCTCCTCCGGTGTCGGCCCCTTCGTTCCCTCGCTAGTTTCTACCGCCGTCTCTCCCCCCCGCTCAACCACTGCG